ACAGCCGGCCGGCATGGGGCGCGTTGACGATCAGCCCGCGCGAGCCAATCTCCTTGGCCTTGCGTTCGGCGGCGCGCAGGAGCCGAAGCCCGGCGCCGGTCCGGCGGTAGGCCCTGGCGACGAAGAAGCTCTCGCACATCGCCACTGGCTCGGCGTAGCGCGGCAGCGGCGCGGCCAGCACGGTGATGAAGCCCAGCAGCGCTTCGCCCTCTTTCGCGGCGAACGCGGTCAGCAGGCCGGCGTCCTCCAGCGCGTGATACTGCGGCCAGCGGGCGTTCGGCGGCGGCATGCCGTCGAGATGGGTCTCCGCCGCATATTCGTCGGCCAGCGCCGCGAAATCGGGTGCGGCCTCGAGGTCTGCGACAAGGCAGGGAGCAACGCGCAAGTCACCCGTTGAGAAGCGGCGAAACGGGGCGGCGTGTGGACCTTTTGGCTCGGCCGGTCCGATGCCGAAGCCCAGCCAGCGCAGCCAGCGGATCGCCTCGCCATACTCGGCATGCACGTGGTTGGCGAGGCGCGAGAACTCGGCCCGCATGCGCGCCACGCCGCGTCGGGTCTCCTGCAGGAAGAGCTTGCGGTGCCGATCGACCGGCCGGCCGGTCAGCAGCCACGGCGCGCCGACGCCGCCCAGGATGCTGTTGATGGCGAGGCCGACCAGGGCGGCGACCTCGCCGTCGATCACATAGGCCTGTGCCCACAGCGAGCGCGACATCGATTGCTCGAAGGCGGCGATCGGCGTCAGGCCCATCGCCGCGATCTCCCGCGCGTCACCCGGCCGAAGCCGGATCGCGCGCGCATGGTCGAGGGTGGCGGGCACGATCTCAATTTCCAACGTTCACCTCCGGGATGAGATCGAGGATGGTCGCCGGCAACGGATAGGCCTGGCGCACGAAGATCCGGCCGTCGCGGTTCCATTCGCTCGGCACGCTGATCTGCCAGTCGCCGCTGAACGGCTGCAGGGCGGTGCCGAGCGTCTCCTGCGAGCGCTGCTTGATCTCGGCGAGCGCGCCCTGGTTGAGGCCGACGCTGAGACCGCGGGCTTCCTTCACGCGCACCGTCACCTGGCCGATCTTCTTCATTTGCCCCTGCGCCGTCGGGCCGCTCTGGGTCGCGAGCTCGAGGTTCAGCGTCTCGAGGTCGGCGATGTAGGGCAGGCCGACGATCACCTTGCTGTAGGCGCCATCGAGCGCAACCGTGCCGCCGGTCACGACCTGGCTCGGCACGACGCTGCCGTCGCCCAGGATCGCCACCGTCTTGCCCTCGAGATGGTCGAGGCCGGAAACGCTGGTGGCCGGCGCGCCGCTGTACTGCAGGCCGCAATCGACGAACCAGGCATCGGCGATGGTCGGGAAGGTGCGGCTCACCATGCGCTCGAGACAGCGGCGGGTCTGGCCGCCCCCCTCTGGACCAATGGGGCGGTTGACGATCAGCCACACCGCGTCCTCGTAGCCGCCGAAGCCGTCGGCCTCGGTGACGGTCGCCACGCTCTCGACGGCGCCGTCGGTGACGTGCCGGTGCCAGGCGTAGACGTCGTGCTCGCGCATGTAGGTGAAGCCCAGCAGCATGCCGTCGTCGCGGCACCCCCAGATGACCTGATGCGGCTCGGCGGCGAACGCCCATTCGACGATGCGATGCGCGCCGCTGCTGTCGTACAGCAGGTGGCTCGACAGGATGCTCATGTCGAAGCTCTGGTACTGGTCCTGGATGGCATCGAAGCGCAGCGCCACCACGCGGCTGCCCTTCTCCTTGATGAACAGCACGTCGTTGCCGGCCTGTATCGGCGGCACGTGGGAGGAGCCATGCGCGGTCTGGGGCAGGGTGAAGCACGCGCCGGGCGTCAGGGCGTTGGAGCTAGGTCCCGGCCAGCACCGCCATTCCGCCCCCGAGGTCATGACCAGCATCGAGCTGCCGACCGGGACCAGATGCCGGATCTCGTTGACTTGCCGGCCCGTCAGGGTGCGGGTGATGGCATCGTCGTCACGCGTCGGCGTCGACACGTTCATGTTGCCGAACGCGCCGACCGCGGTGAACCACAGGGTCTGCGGCTGGTTGGTCGTGTCGGCGAACACCTGGCGCTGCATGAAAAAGGTCGAGCAGCCGGGATTGCTCTGTCCGCTGTCGGGCTGGCTCGTGAGATTGGTCGTGACCACCGCGCCGGAACCGGCGCTGTCGGTCACCAGGAGCTGGATCTGTGACCAGTAGGCGGGGTCGATCGGCGTTCCCTGGTTCACGTCGACGGAGGTGATGGCGCCGCCGGCGCCGCGGTGCACGACGAAGGAGTAGCCCCACGGATTGAGGACCGCCCCGACCAGCATGTCGACGTGGGCATTGGCCCCGTAGCCCGAGCCGGCGCCGACCACCTGCGCCTGCATCGTGCCGTCGCCGGGGAAGACCGGCGACAGGATCGCGCCCGAGCCGGCGCCGTCGGTGACCTGCACGAAGGCGTTGGCCGATGCCTGTTTGGTCGTGTCGGCCAGGGTGGCGCTGGTGATCACCCCGCCGCTGAGGCCGAAGGTGACGGTGGTGACGGTCTGGCCGCCGTCCATTACCTTGCCGGTCGGGCTGCCATAGCCCGAGCCGCCCGATTGCACCGTCAGGCTGGTCAGCAGGTTGGTGCCGAACGGCGTGCGGCTGCCGGGCGGGGTGTTGGAGATGTCCGGGTCGAGATTGCTGTCGGTCCAGGTGGGTTGCTGGACCTGGGCGACGAAACCGTAGACCGAGCCCTTCAGCTTGTAGACGTTGTAGTTCGTGCAGCCCGGCACACCCGTCCAGTTCCACGCGCCGCCGCCGCCGCTGGATGAGCCGGCGGCCGCGCTGGGCAGGCTCTCTTCGCCGGTGGCGTCGTTGATGGACGTCACGACCACGAAGGCAGCCGAGCCGCCGCTGGTGGAGGCAAGCCCGGTCGGCGGTTGAGTGGTCGGCGCGAAGGTGATCGGCGTGAGCGACCAGAGGGCGTGGCCGGCGCGCGTCAGCTTGCGCGCTGAGTACGTCGGATGGGTGAGCGTCATGGTGTCGGCGCTCTGCACGTATTTCAGCAGCGGCAGGTCGCCCGCGGCATAGGGCGTCGGCAGGCTGAACAGTCGGGCGGCCGTGCCGCCGGAGAGCCACAGGTCGAAGCCTGACGTGTCAAGGCCGATCGAGACGTGGTTGCTGTCGATGGTCGTCACTGTCACGGTCCGGCCGTCGAGCTGGGTCATGCCGGCGATGTCGGACAGGGCGATGCGGTCGCCGGTCGCGAAGCCGTGCCCGTCGATCTCGATCACGCCGGGATTGGCGCGTGTGATCGCCTGGATGTCCTTCGGCGCCTCGGTCACGAAGCCCCAGTTGGTGCCCGAGTCCGGATCCGACTGCATGGCGACCTGCATCGTCTTGTCGCCGAACACCAGTACGTAGGTCTGGCCTTCCGGCAGAGTGCGGAACTGGAACGGGATCAGACGGTGGCGCGCGCTGGAATCGTCGACCTCGCCGATGAAGCGCGTGCCCGGCCGGTTGCTCGCGCCGCCATGCGCATGCACAAAGAAGTTCTGCAAGGTCCGAGCGCCGACATGGAACTTGGCGAGATCGACGCGGCCGTAGAGGAACGGGCTCAGCTCGCCGGCCGCGAACGAAGGCTGGATGACCGGGATCGCTGTCATACGGCGACCTCCGGCACGAAGCCGCGTGCCTGCAGGCTCTCCGGCAGGTAGAGCCGGTTGAACGCACTGCTCTCGTTGGCCATCTCGGCGCCGGCGCGCTGCAGCGTCGCCTGCCACAGCTGGGTGAGGGTGCGCACGCGATCGTCCTTGCCGGTGAGCTCGAAGCAGATCCGCGCCGCCAGGCCGTAGGTCATGGCATCGACGAAGCCCGGATCCCAGCGCAGCGGATCGGCGACCTGCGCGGTATAGATCGCCGCCACCGGCGCCGCCTGGGTCAGCAGCACGGTGATGAACGCCCCGGTCGAATCGCGGTCGGCGGCGATCTCGCAGAACGTCTCCGGCAGCGCCAACAGAGGCACGTCGTTCAGCCGCCGCAGCCTGAGGCAATCGGTCGGCAGGGCGTACTTGTGCCGCCAGCGTGCCGGCGGATTGGCGCCTGCCCCGAGCGAAGTCGAGGGGAGCTCGGCGAGCTGCGCGGTCAGGCGCGCGAAGTTCCAGTCGAAGGCGCGCAGCGTCGCGTCGCGCACCAGGGCGAGGTGCGTCAGGCAGGCATTCGCTTCGGCGCTGCCTTCGTCGATCGCGCTGATCTTCGAGCGCGTGCCGCAATGGGAGATCGCGGCGTTGCAGATGTCGGTGATGCTTGGCATGCGCTACTCCGGCCGAGCAGGAAAAGGGTCGGGGCGGGCTGAGCGAACCCGCCCCGAAGGACGTCACGCCACGTAGCCGCGGGCGTACACGGGCTGGACGTCCAGAGACGGCACCAGGGCTGCCTTGAGCACGCCGGCGGTCATTGCCGCGGTGCCGATCGCGTAGTTGAGGCGCACGAAGCGCTGCGTCGGACCCGGCAGCTCGCCGGGCAGGAACTTGTAGCCCTGCACCAGGGAGGCGACCGGGATCGCGTCGGACTGGCTGAGCGTCGACCAGGCGCCGGGCGCACCTGAGCCGTTGTCCGGCGCCGTCTGGAACTGCACCTGCAACGTAGCCGAGCCGCCCGAGGTGAAGGCGGTGACGACCTCGCACAAGAGCGCGAGCTGGTCGGTCACGGCACCGCCGATGTCGCGGGCGATGCCGAGGTCGACGATGTTGGTCGAGGCGGTCGAGCCCGTGCTGGTCGGACTGTCGCCGCTGTCGGCCGAGAACTGGTTCTGCTTGTCGATGAGCATGGATGAAATCCTTCTTTACTGGGAGCGCGCCACTCCAGTGGCGCTCATGGTCTGTGCTGAGGCCGGAAGAGCGGCACTGGAGTGCCGCGCTCCCAGCGATGACTCAGCTCACGTTCGCTTCCGCATTGGTGATCTGGTCGCAGATCCTGATCGGGATGCCGCGGAACGCCGTGTAGGGCTTGGAGTCCCGCGTCTCGATCGTGAGGAAGTTGTTGGTCTTCGCCATCGCCTGGATGTCGAGCGCCGCCCGCACCGTGCGATTGCAGTAGAAGGCGGTGTTGACCTGGCCCGGCTTGGTGCCGCCCGGCGGCGGACTGTTGCCGGCGGCGCTGACGAACGGCAGCTTGTTGACCGCCGCGATCAGCGTGTTGACCAGGTTCGACGTGGTGACCGCGCCGGCCGTCACGTTGACGTTGGCGATGCGCACCACGAACCGCCAGTCGCGCACCGTGAGACCGCAG